CATCCAAAATCTGAACGGATACGTTGCCCCAACCATCATCGTTGTCGCCTTTCAAGTCGGCTGCGCCAAGCGCGCCCATACCGACAATCAAGACTGTATAAACGTCAATGTTAGTTCCGCCAGTTGACTTCATGTTGGTTGTACCAACTGCAGCGCCAGCATTGATGATAGGCGTCAGCTCAGGAGACAGCAACCATCGGGTATTTTCGACGTTGCCTTTCTCGTGCTTGCTGATTGCCTTGGCCGAACCGTATTCAGCCGGTGTCACAAAACCGTCCACTCGACGCAAATCGGGCAGCATGTTTGTATGGCCAAAGGCAATATATGAAGGCTCGATTGGAACCGTGCCGTTAAACATGCCGCCATCATCAACCTCGGTGAAGTGCATCGCTTTCGCGTCGTCCAACAGTCGGATTGCTTCTTGGATAATACCCAAGGAGATAGGGCCATCAACGTCGGCAATCGCGGCGTGAGCCGGATCATTCCGAAGAACGGTTGAAGCGGCAAGCCATTTAGACCAGCCGACTGCGTTTCGGATTCGCAGCACCTTGTCTTTCAGCTGCTCAACCGAGTTGGCAACGTGGTCGTCCTCAGAAAGACGGCGAGCACGGCTTGTGACCGCGTAAACCTCTACGCGCTCTTCAAACGTACCAGTAACGTCTTCATAAGTGACCGCTTGCCAGTCAGGGTTCACGCCTTCGGTAATGGTGGTCGTAACGACAGCATCATTAACCATTCGGCGCCAGCTGGCGGTTTCGGCTTTGTTTTCGGGAACCGGCTTTAGATCGAGTGCCGGAATAAAAATATCGTCTGCGCGTGCACGCTCCAGGAGCTCAGCAATTGCGACGACGTTTGTACGGTTGCCAGTACCGGAGACAGCGCCTCCAAGGTCGGCAATACCACCGTAATGGCGGGCTTGATTAGCCATGACAAATTACCTCTTTCGTCGTTGTTTTTTAGGATCGCGTTTTTTAGCATCCATATACTTGGCAAACGCCTGCCTGTCTGTCATTGGTCGCTGAACTGCGGATTGTCCGGTAATACCGGCTCCTTGGCTCTGCGGCGAAACAGTTGGCTTGCGCCGGCCGTTATTGGCTGCACTTGCTTGCTGTCGCGTTGATTGCTGATTGCCTTCATTGGCAGGTTTGTTTTTACCTAGCTTGAACTGCTTCTTGTACGTCGAAATGGCGGCTGCCACTTCATCGCCGTTGTCGCTGTTCAGTTGCCGGGCAAGAGCGCTTCTGTTCGGATCAGCCTCAAGCTGCACGCGCCATGTCTGAAAATGGGGAGTTTTCAGAATACTGAGAAAGTCCTCATGGGTTTTCGACACTCGCTGCATTTCTCGGTTTGTCCAAGTCTTACGCTCTTCATTAAGCTGCCGCTGAATTTCTTCAGCCTCTCTTCGCGCTTCCTGGCTCGCCGTTTCAAGGCCACCAAAGATGTTCTTCAGTGCGCCTGCTTCATCGGGGAACTCGGCAGATACTTCTTTCCAAGCATCTGATGCCTCCAAGTCTTTAGGAGTTGGAGGGTTAGTTCTGGCTGCTTTCATTTCCTGGAGTTGATTTTTCAAGTCCTGGTTTTCTCGCTGAATGGGCGCCAGTCGTCCATAAAGCGAAGTAAATTTTTGGTGATAGTCCTGCGCCTGCGCCTGAAGCTGGTCAAAGGTTTCTTTGGCCCCTTCGGGCAGGCTGTTGATCATTGATTCATAGCTTGCTTGAGGGTCTGGATCGTCGCCCTCGTCATCATCGTCAGCCTGGCTTTCTCGGCTAGGCTGGCGCGGCGCGGCTTCATCATGCTCGTCACCATGCTCGTCGTCATCGTTCTCGTCGTCATCAATTTCAGGGTCGTCGTCGCCTTCGGCCTTGCCGATTAGGCTTTCTTCGCCGTTCTCATGCAGCTCGCGGCGGCGATTCATTTCAGCGGCAAACGCCTCTTCGGGCGTCAACTGCTCGTCAGCTTCCTGAATTTGTTCATCGTTCGAGTTCAATTGATCCATTTTCTATTTCTCTTGGGAGTTCGAGTAACTCTCGAAGTCGTTGAATTTCACCTCTGATCGAAGCCAGTTCGTCGCCTTTGACTGATGGGTTCGTCAGTAATTCCATCATTGTAGCTATTTCTTTATTAGCCCACAGACTAATTGTTTTCCAAGTTGTGTCGCCATGATCGAACATTAGATTGAATCAAATCCTTTTTGCATGTTAAGTGATCGAATCCTCTGCTCATTAGCCTCAAGGCGCAACTTAAACCCTTTTGCAAACTCGTCGGCTTGGTTTTTGGCCTGCACGCTCTGCATTTCTTGCTCTTTGAACATGACTTCAATCTGGCGGTCGCGTTCTTTGTCCTGCATCTTGGCTTCCAGTTCCTGCCAGCTGATGTCTTGGTTTCGCGCCAGGCGCATCGCTTCTTCCTCGCGCTCCATTTCAGCGACAAGAATTCGGGTCTTGTTGTCGTCGGCCGATATGGCCTGTCGAATAATGTCGTCCATCGACGCGCCGCCAGTGTTCTGCATGGCTTGGGCGGTCATTTGGGCAATCATTGCCTCCGCTTCGGCCTTGCCAGCGCCAGCCTCAGCAGCCGCAAGTTTGGCCGCAGCTTCTTTCATGGCCATTTCCTGCATCGGGTCTGGCGCCTGCTCTGCGTCTTCAGGCAGGAACAGACGGTCAACAGGCACATCCATTTGCCCGATCGTCAGCTTGTAAAGCTCATGCATGTCCAGCTTGGCGCGCATTTCGGGGTCACTTGCAGCCATTTGCATGACCGTCATCAAGTGCTGAGCCTGCTTGTCTTTAACCAAAAGGTAGCTTGCGCCGCGCGCCTCGACTTCCATTTCGATCTTGATTGAGTCGTCTTCGTGCCATGCCATGAGCCACCAGTAAAAACGGGTAATCATTGGAGCCGTTACCTCGTCATCCCAGCTGTGCGCGTACTTCCGCTGCACAATGTTTTGCTGGTTGAAGATCATCTGAAGGCCGCTGGCTGTTTGCTGAACTTGGTTTGCAGCCTCGCCGTGCGCCATCATCGGCAGCTGTGTCGCGCTGTCGGCGTTCTGAACGGCCACTTGATACATTGGCATGATCATCGGCAGCGAGCTTTCGATATTGGTGAAGCTGATCACATCGTTGATTGAGTTGACGCGGGTGTCTGTTACACGCCACGTTTTAGGCCGATCGACTAGATACGAGCCGTCGGCCGGAACTGCCTTGCCATCCCAATAAACCACTTGCGGCCCGGAACACAGCATTGTGTTGATCTGAGCGGCTTCGTAGCAGATGTCGATCGTGCGCTGCGGGTCGCGCATGATGCGGCATACGCCCTGGCTGTTCATAATGTCGGCTTGGTCGCGGCGGTACGGTACGACGTAGTACGGCACGCGGTCGTCGCCTAGAATCGAATTCAGGTCGGCTTTAAGCGCCCGGCCTTGGCAGAACCACACCTCACCCCAAAACATTTCCAGCGGGTCAACATCCCGCTCCTCGATCAAGCCGAAGCGCGCTAAAAGCTCTGGCCGTATAACGCCGTGATATTCCCAAACGACATACTCGCGCTCATTTGCTGAAGCGTCGTCGTTGTCTGCGCCGCTTAGGATGTTATCGCGCTCAGTCAGTAGCGTTGTTTCGCTGTCAGATAGGCTTGCGCCGTCTTCCAGCAGGCCGCGAAGCTGGTCTTCGTCAAATCCTAACTGGCCCAGCGTCGCGAGCTTGCTTGGCGTGTAACGGTGCATTTCAAACGCGCCCGCGCATTCATCCATTGACCGAACCGGGCCTTCCAAAAACAGCATCCACGGATCGCAATGCGTTACGCCGGGGATTGTGTCAACAACGGTATGAAGCTCAACCGTCGGGTTTTCGGTGTCCAGCATCGGCTGGCCGTCTTCATCGAGCATTTCCGTGCCGTCTTCATAAAACAGCGGCTCGAAGGTTCTTCGTACAACGCGCTTTGAGGCCTGGCGGGCATACGGGCCTTTAATTACACCAACGCCTAACCGGCAACTGTCGTGGATTGACCGTCGCCCATGCTTGGCGTACTGGCACTGGCCTAAATAATCAGCAATGTACGTGCCTGCCTGCTTAACTGCGGCTTTGGCCGTGTCTGCGTCAATCTCGTTGCCGTCAATGTCCAGCGAATGCGGAGAAGGCTTTAGCGCCCAATTAGGATCGTTAGTAGGAAACAGCATGTCGCCGCAGCGCGCCGCAGCGAGCTCTACTTTTTCAGCGGTCTTGTTATCAACCGGCATATCGTCCAGCGCATCATCTTCGTCGTCGCTTCCGCGCGCCCGAAGGCCCCAATATTGCCGCTCGTCTTCGAGCCATTTTTGCTCAATGCTCAGCTTGTGGTTGACTGCGCGGTCTTTCCTTGACTCAAGCTCGCTGACAAGCGCCTCTAATCTTTGCTCGTTGCGAAAGGCTATTTCGTCTTCTTCGTCGTCAAAAATAAAATCTGACTCGTCGAGCAATTCAGGGCCGTCTTCATCTTCACCGAGGGCGTCGTCAAGCAGCTCTTCGGGAAATTCCGCATCTTCGACCGGGAAGCCATTATCATCAAGCACTGCGTTCATCATTTAAGCCTCTGTCCGAAGTTCATTCTGCCGGTGTTTTTTGGAATCATCGTGGCCTGCTGCTGCGTCATACAAATACGCGGGCCTTCGTCGACCAAGTGGCAGGTTGCGTCCATAAGGTGATCGTTCACCTTTTTTATCTGGCCTTTGTCGTCGTAGTGGAACATTCGATATTCCTCAAGCCATTTCCGCAGCGTGCTGTATACCTTTATTTTACCAGTCATTAGGCCTTGGCGCACCTTTTCGATTCTGGCCTCCTTGCCTGGCTTGTTTGCGCCCATAATCTGGCATCCGGCATCATGATACTCGTCAATCATTTTCTCGCCGTTTGTGACACCGGCCAGCCTGACATCGCCGATTCCAGGTATCCATTTGCCGCGGCTGTTGATAGCTGCAGCATGGACTGGAATTACCAGCTCTCCGGCTTTGTGTTCGTCGTACAAGTACCAGGTCGCAGTATCTCGGTCAAACGCGCCCCAAGTAACGGCGGTGTTGTGCCAGCCACCGTCAAACCCAAACGCCCTCGGCCAGTGGTTTGGGATTGTTTCAAGCGGCTCAATAACAAAGCTGCTTTCCGGTATTGGATAGACAGCGCCCACGCCCAGCGTTGGCATACCCTTGCTCACAGTGTCTCGCATGTAGGTTGGGACATTGGCCAAAGCCCCTTTTTTCCACTTTGCCGTAAGGTGCGGCACGTCATCCCAAGTGCAGTTGATCACCTTTCTGGATGAATCTTGCTCGCCGGTAAACAGCACGACAATTTCGGTCGCGCCTTTCTTGGGAGTATGTGTGAGCATGATACACGGATGTTCAGATCCTCTCGTTCTGGTCACAAGCTCCTGATAATGCAGGATTGGCGGCGGTTCATCCATCCAGCCAAGATCAAGGTTTTCGCCAGCCCAATCAATAAATTCTTGTTGATACGTTCTGGCGCCGATCATGCTCATGCCGCCGCTTGCGTGCTTGATATGGCAGGTGTCGATCAGTCCGCCACTGCCGGGCCAGCGCCTGAGCGTGTCAAAGTCAATCAATTCAGTCGGAATAAGGCCGCCGCCGGCCTTTTCTGAGTTTGGTTCGCCCAGCAGCACTTTTTGCTGGTTGGTTCTCGTTGACTTCATCGACTCGCCAGCAAACCAAGCCCGAACAGGCTTCGTGTACCGCACGCCTTCCCACCAGTCTGGATAAAGGCCAGTTGCGTGCAATGCAAACTCGTAGCCGCCCATCGACAGCGTTTTACCTACACCGTTCGCGCACATGGCCAGCCTGGACATTACATTCGTGCCAGACCGGAAAAACTCCATGTGCTGCGGGTACAGCTCTCGTCGGCGGTCGCCGGTTTCTGGAAACAGCTTGTAAATCAGACCACGACGTTTTTCACGGCTGATCATTTCGGTAACAATGTCAGACAGGCCAAACCTTGCTAGGGTTTCAGTCATCATCGTCCGTCGCTGGTGTCGTTGGCGGCAAGCCAGGCAGGCCCAGCCCAAGCAGTATTTTCTCTAGGACGATCACGCCGTCCTCGCCCGCGCCTTCAAGCTGGCGTTTCACCGCTGTTGCCAATTCGTCATCCGTCGCGTCAGCCAGCGCCTTGATAGCCTTAACCTCAATCTTGTCACCAAACCGCTCAGGGAATAGCTTGCCCATTAAGCCTTGGCGGGTGGCAATGCGTAATCTTGACCGCTGAATGTGCTCGCCGTTTACACGCCAGCCGGTGTCGTCTTTTGCGTGCCGCTCCATCCAGTCATTACGTGCATCGTCGGCAATCTCAAGAATTTCGTCCGAAAGGGAATCCATGCGGAGCCTTTGCGCTCGCTCGTAACGCATAAAGAAGCCGTCGCGATCCTTCTCGGCCCATCGCCGCACTGTGCTTTCAGCGATCTTCGTGCCTTTGGCCCTAAGATCGCGGCAAATTCCTTTCAGCGATTCGCCCTCAGACATCCGGCCGATAATTTCGTCAGCCAGCTCCTTGGTGTAAACCATTAACGGATTAGTCTTTGCGGCTCGCTCAGCGCAAACCGGGCAAGCGGGTACGGCCTTTTTTTTCGAGGCTTTCTTTTTGGCTCTTTTCTTGGCTGTTTTTTTGCGCGTCATAGGGTTAAAACAGGCCCTGCTAGGTCAGGGCCTGCTCAAATAAGCCCAAGAGCTCAGTAACTCTTACTCTTGGCGCTATTTGACTTGCCCGCCTTCGTCGAATTGCCTCCACAGTTCGGTGAAGTCTTGCGGTAGCCGTCGGGGCCAACATTGCGATGGCTCGACTCTCGGCCCAAATTGCCCGATCCCGCTTGGGAGCCTTTCGTTCGGTGTCCGTGTTTCATTATTTAGTCTCCTTGGCGGGGGCTTTGGCCGCCTTCGGTTTGGCCTTGGCCAGTTCGTCCACTCGTTTCTCAAGCGCTTCAAGACGCTTGATGGTTTGCAGTTCTGATGCGTTCATTTCTTACTCCTTGATGCGCGATTAACGCCAGGTATGGGTTGGTGGTAGGTTGCCGGGGCATTAGGGGATTTATCCGCCTCTGCCTTCGACCGTTCAAACGCTGCTTTTGAGTCCAGCGTTCCGTCAGGGCCTTTGGCTTTGCCAAATACCCTTTCTTCCATCGCAGCGATCCGGCTGTCTACCTTCCGCTGCCATTCGTTCATGTACGGCATTATGCGGCCGCAGCGCGCAAGGCCCGGACTCGAACTTCAAGCAGGCCAAGAAAGGTCAGCACATCGCTGTCGGTTCGCCCGTTATACCGATCACGGCCGGGCGCGGTGAACGTGGTGTCGCCGTCATCCTCAAACGCCGCCTCTACTGCGGCAATATTCGCTTCAAGGCGGTTTAGCTGCTCCTGACTGACTGGCCCGGCTCTGCGCGAAACGGGCGGCTTAATCTTGCCCAAGCCTCCAAAGTCCGCGCCCATTTGATCCAGTCGCTGTTTGATTCGGTAATCGCTAATTGGCGTGCTGCTCGTGTTCGTCATGCTGCTCTCCGCGTTTATCGCTGTGGGCCATCATCAAACGGCCTTGTTTGAAAGCTATGAACTGGTATTGCAGCTCATTGGCCAGGTGTTCAAGTTGCTCGCTTTGCTGCTGCATTCCGCGCCTTTTGAAACCGTCGGCGCGGATAATTGCGAACGTCTGAGCTTCTTCTAAACTCGATTGGCTGTCAAGTATAAAGAACGCTTGGCCAATATAAACGCCGAGGGTTCGAGCTTCCTTGCCCTCGCCGTCGCACATCATCCCAGAATCAAAGGTCATCCTCGCTGAAATCCTCGCCAGACTCCGCAAGGTCAGCGTCAGCGCCGTCAAGCGGCTCTGCTTCGGCCTGTTCCTTACGAATCTCTTCAAGCACTTCGACATCGCCCTCAGTTGCGGCTACCGCTTCGTCGTGCTCGCGCTGCCGGCGCGCTTCTTTCACGCGATTCAGCGCCATTGTCGTTGCGCCACTGAAATGCAGGCTGGCCATGATTGCATAGAGCTCCTGCAGATCGCCGGGGTCGGTCGCCTCTAGCAGCGGTGGAAGCATGTGCAAAAGCTGGCGTGTCATCTTCAACAGGCGTTTGCGAATGGTCGCATCCTTGTTGCGATGGCTTGCATTAGCCAGGGTGATGTTAATTTGAGACATTAACTTGCCGATTTGCTCGATCGTGGCGTCCTCTAGCGACGCATCGGCTTGAGTTAGCTGCATTCGGTATGCAGCAAGCAGCTGTTCAATTGCCTTGTCGTCATCGACGCCACTCTTAACCGCTTTCTGAATATCAATAATATCGGACATTATGCTAATCCTGTTGGGCAGTTGCCTGCCGTAGTTTATTTGGACGTTTCATTGTACTACGGGAAAACCTGAATGCCGCAGACCAGATCTTGGCCCACCCGCGTTCGCACGTAATACTTCCAGAACTCTTTAACTTCCGTCTTGTTGCCGATAGAAACCGTTTCAAACACTGTGCTGAATGACTTATTTAGGAACACTTCCATATCGTTGTCTAAATACGCTTGGCCAAGGTCTTGGCCGAATATCTCAATATCCGTTTTACCGAAGAACCGCTCTTGTGTTACTTGGTACAAAAACTCGTACTTGGTGTTAATGTACATCATAACGAAGGCGTTTCGCTCAGAATCAAACTCCTTGCACCATGCCGGCCGGTTGATTGCGTCGAGCACTTTGGAAATCGTGGCCATTGGCGACACTTCGTAGCGCGCATCCATGCGGATCTGCATGACGGCATTTTCAACGCGCAAAACAGCAAGCTCGTCCGTTAAGTCGCGAATGTCGTTAAACATCGACTGAACTAGAAGCAGCCAAGTGGCTCCAAGCGTGCCAATACCAGTGAGAACCGACGTAAATAAAAGCGGCAGTAAGTG